TGCTTGGCATAGACGGTCAGTTTGTCCAGCGCCGCTTTGGCCTGACTGACATCGGCATCGACCGGCAGTGTCTTGCCCTCCTTGAGCAAAGCTTCATATTCCTGGAGCTTTTTCTGGGCCTGCTCCAAATCAGCCTTGATGGGCAGCAGCATTTCCTTCTCGGCCATCGCCTTCTCGAGATCAGTCATAGCCTTGTCAAACCGAGCGGTGTCTGCATCGAGCGTGACTTTCAAGCCCTCCTTGAGCTTGGCAGAGATCTGGTCGATCTGAGTTTCGGTGTCCGTGAGAGTCTGCTTGATCTGGTCTCGCGCTGTCAGTGCAGCCTTGGCCGCGTTTTGGTGGGCCTGAGCCTGGGCGTCCAGGGACTTGAGGAGAATTTCTTCAGACTCCCGAATAGCCTGAACGGAACGGTTGACACCCTCCTTGCCCTGGGTGATGGCGGCATCGGACTCCTTGGTCTTTTGCGCCAGTTCTGCGCGCAAGGTATCCGCCTGGCGCATCAGGTCTGCCGCCTTGTCGTGCTCCTGCTTGCGTGAAGCCTCACGCGCTTGCGACTCCAGGGTCACGACTTGGGTGTGCGCCTGCTCAGACGCCTTTTTGGCTTCCTCCGCCTTTTTGGCTTCTGCCGTCTGGGCGCTTCCGACCTGCATCGCCAGGTCCATGGCCTTTTGCGCCAGCACCTTGGCTTGCTCAAATTCACCAGCGGCCAGCGCATCTCGTGCCTTGCTCTGCAACTCGACAATCTGGCGCTTGCGGTCTTCCGTAGCCTCAAACTCCGTCATCCCTTGGCGACGCAGCTCACGGATCTTCTCCTCCGTGGTCAACGTGAGCTGGCGTTTGGCTTCTTCGATGCGCTGAACCTCCAGTAAATGCCGGTTGGCTTCAGCGTTGAGCGCATCGATGTGAGCCCGGTATTCCGTGGCAGCGGTGACCATGGACTGGCGTTTAGAGGCCAGAATCTCGTTCTCTACCCGGGTCACGTTGGCGCTGCGCTCAGCCTCCGTCAATCCTTGCTTGGCAGCTGCTGCCACCCTGGCGCTGGACTCGTCATCAATGAGTTTCAAGGTGTCCGTGGTGGCCTTTTGCCGCAGGGTGGTCTGCTGGGTTAGCGCATCAGTGAGCAGCAGGGTCGATTTGGCGATCTGAGTTGCTTGCGAGGCTGAAGACAACTCCAATGCCGTCTGCTCCTGCTGGTAGCGTGCTTTCACAGCATCGACCTGTTTTTGTAGGTTAGCCTCCACCATGGCCGTCAGGCCTTTGTACGCTTCAGCCATCTTGGCGGTGGCATCCGTCACCACGCCATTGGCCTTAGTGACAGCCTGTTCCACCTCGCCCAATCGGGATTTGAGCTTTTCCACGGCTGAGTGAACCGCCTCAACGCCACGCCCCACCGCTTCTTGCGTGCCCTGGCGCACGGTTTCTAACTTCTTCGCAATCTCTTCTGCCGTGGTGGCCGCAGTGGTCATGGCCGCTTTGGCGGTCTCTGACCCCTTGGTGGCGTCAGCATACATCTGGGCGAAGATCACATTCATCTCGGCCAGCCGGGCTTCGTGCCGTTTGGTGGCCGCATCGATGGTGTCACTGGTAAAGATCGCTGCAAAGGCTTCCCAGCGGTACTGCAACTGCTCGACCGCTTTGACCAGGATTTCAACCATGAAGATGCCCGCCTTGCGCACGATCTCGAATTTCTCGGACAACCAGGTACCAATCTCCCAGCCCACAGCAAACGCACCCAGCACAGCAAACGCTGACTTGAGCAGACCGACACTGGCAATCGCAGCCGTCACCGACAAATTGGCAGTGGCCCAGGCGGCAGACATCGCACTGGCTGCGGTCACTGCAGCAGCCCCTGCCGTCTGCCAGGCAATGGCAAAGGCTGGCAACAGGTGGTAGATGAGCACGGCGAGCCCCACCTCGGCTATTTTTTTGAGCCATTGCATCACTGTGTCGAGGTTGGTGGCCAGCCAGGTCAGGCCGTCGGCGAGCTTTTTGGTGATGCCGGTGGCCGCATCCACCTGGGCGACCCACTGCCCGAAGGCGTTTTGCAAGCGCTGGAAAGCCTGACTGACCGTTGCTGGCAACTGGGAGTACTCGGCGGCGAGTTTGTCCTTTTGGCTCATCAAGGCGTTGACCACCACATCAGCGGTGAGCCTGCCTTCTTCTGCCAACTTGCGCAGCCGACCGATGGGCACGTTCAAGCCATCGGCCAGGGCTTGAGCCAGACGTGGTGAGTTTTCGACGACTGAGTTGAATTCCTCGCCGCGCAGCACGCCAGATGCCAACGCCTGACCGAACTGCAACAAGGACGACTGGGCTTCTGTGGCCGACGCACCAGACAGACGCAATGCCTGCGAGATGCTCTCGGTGATAGACAGCGCATCCTTCTGTTCACCCCCGAGCATGCGCACCGCTTGCTGCAACTTGCCATAGAGGGTAGTGACCTCCGCAATGGGCACCCCAATGCGCTGGGCGATGTCAAAAAGTGCTTTTTGCGCAGTGACAAACTCATTCTGTCCGGCCGTGGCCAGCTTTAGGCGCGCACCCATCATGTTCCAGGCATCGGCCACCTGGACAATCTCCTGGACCTTTCCTGCGGCCCAGCTGATCGACAGGAACGCCAGCAACTGCGTCTTGACGATGGAAACCTGGTCGCTAAAGGCTGACATGCCCGCCTTGACCTCGGCCATACCGCGCGCTGCCTTGTCGCCTGCGGTCTTGGCTGAGGTTGCCAACTCGCCCAGGCTTTGCTGAGCCGAATTCAGGGCGCGTTTGAGCCCCTCATCGGCACCCTCAAGGGCGACTAAAACGGCGATGCGGTTGTTGGCCATGGGTCAATCATCAAATTTGCGTTAAATGACCATTTAAATGGTCATTATTTGGTACTATGCCGTGATAACCACGATCAGGAGCACTTGCATGGACGCCGTACTAGCTCAAACATCCATCGGTATCACCGAACTCAAAAAAAATCCCTCGGCCGTCATTCGTGATGCCGGAACCGAGACCATCGTCGTCTTGCATCACAACAAGCCATCGGCTTATCTTGTGCCAGCCAAAACCTACGAGGCATTGATGGATGTGCTCGACGATTTGCAATTGATCCCGGTCGTGCAGCAACGGATATCTTCCTGGCAGGCTGATCCGGATAACGTCATTGAAATCACTAAAGCAGAATTGGAAAAGATCGCTCACGGCACGACCCAGAAGTCGTCAAAGCCACGCACATCGAAAAAATCGCGGGCTGCTGCACTTTGAGCAATGAGCACACAAAGTAGTTATCGTTTGCAGTTTTTGCCCCAGGCCAAGGAGGAATGGGACAAACTCGATGGCAGCATCCGAACCCAATTTGCCAAAGTTCTTCTGCGCAGGCTCGATGTGCCCAGAGTTCCCGCTGCTGCACTGACCTCTATGCCTGACTGCTACAAGATCAAGCTGCGCAGCACAGGTTTTCGTCTGGTCTATCGGGTGCAGGATGACCTGCTTGTGTTGCTGACCATTGCTGTAGGAAAACGCGACAAAAGTACCGTGTACGACGCAGCCAAACTGCGACTGACACTCGCGTCAGAACAAGTTCAGCTCCAAGAACCCGTCAAATTGGCTCCCAAACCAAGATCACGCAAATAGTCATTCAACTCACTGCGCGAATCTGATTTTCGATTTCAGCAGCCAGTCGGGGGATGCGCCGCACCACCAGTCGCTCAATATCGAGCTTCTTTTTGAGCATCACGCGGGGAACGAGTACGGCAATCGGGATGTCCGCACCGCGTTTCAAACGCTTGATGCCTTCGGCTTTTCGGTACCGACGCTTGAATCCAGCCAAGGGACGGTCGTGCTCCTTGATGTTTTCGGCCATCAGGACCACGTTGCCCTTGGCGTTTTTGATGAAGTAAGCGTTACCGCCCCGCATCAGTTCAGCGATCTGTGCTTTGAAGCGCTTGCGGCCAACCCGGCCGTTCAAGGGGATCAGCATCTTGGCCGAAATGGTCCCGCCTTTCTCATGCATGCCAACCCAAGGAATCCGTGAGCCCACATAAAGTGCGGGCAAGCGGGCTTTATCCTTGTCGATCACGTAAGCAGAAAAGCCTTTCAAAAAGTTCTTCTTCACCACCGTCAGTTGGCTGGCCACTTGGTCGCGCACGTCCTGCTTGATCTCACGCGCCTCTTTGGCCATGGCTTTGGCAACCGCTTTTTTGACCTTGTCGCGGAACTCTCCACCCCAACGGCGCAGTTGGGCTTGCGCGGCGGCGCTGTCGATTCGGATGGAGATTTTCATAAGGAGTTGGCACTGGTGACTATCAGGTGTTGGTCAGACGTTCAAGCGTTTGATCGAGGTTTTTGGAGTCGCCCCGGCTGCCAATGGCAATCAGGGACAGCAGTTGGGCATCGTGAGCGCTGTCCAAGCGAGAGATGGCAGCAGCAAAGCCTTTCAACTGCGCCAGCGTGTAGTCCAGGATGTCGGGCAGCCGGTGACCACGCGCGATCAGGCGCTGGGTGAGGTCGAACCAGTGTTGGCTGCTTGAATTCCCTTGCCCAGACTGAACAGACCGTCGAGTTTGGGAATCACTGTTCGGGTAAAAAAATCAGCGTTGACCTCCATCACCTTGGCTGCCAGCAGCAACGCGTCGTCTGCGGCCAGGTTGTCCACCCACTCACGTGGCTTGCGCACGGCAATGGCAATGGCGGTCAACAAATCGTCACCGCGTTCGCCAAACAGCGCCAGCCAGTTGATTTCTGGAGCGCCCAACTGTGCCATCACGGGCGATATCACCCGCAAAAACGCAGGCAACTGGCCCACTTTGAGGGGGGAGATCGCAATGGTTTCGCCTGCCACCAAGACCAAGGTGTCTTGGGGAATGAGTTTTTCCAAATCAGTCATGACGAGCCTTTCAGATTTGGACAATGCGGCCGAACTGGCCCAGCGTTGCATCGAAAGGCTTGCTGGAGTCGGCCAACAGGGATCCCTCCATCTCAAACTTGTTGTATTCGTTGGAGATGAACGAGATTTCCTTCAAGGGATCGAACGCCACCCGGTACAACTCCACCAGCACCTTTGCATTACCGTCTGCAGTGTTGATGCCCTCCAGCCGAAGGAAACGCTCTGGCAGGGGCTGGGTGAAGATGCCAATCTCGGTGGTGACCCCGAAGGCGTAGCTGGCTTTCAAGGGCGCAGCGTAGGCAACAGCGGGCTCTCCACCATCGTTCAGACGAAGGAACTGGATCGCGCCGAAGTCTTTGTCGACCGTGTAGTCCACCCCCTCGACAAGCGTTGCGGGTGTGGCGCTGTTGTCCAGAATCACCAGGTTGGCCACCTTGGGGTGGGCCAGGAAATAGCGCTCACCGACCAGCGGTGTGCTGCCTGCTAACGGCTCGTTGGCCACGGTGCCGGGTGTGCCGACCACATAGTTGCCGTACAGCGCAAGCGCCAGGTTTTCTTTGGTGAACTCTTCAATGGTCAGATTCACCGTGGCCGACTTTTGCTTGACCATGCGGTGGTCCAGCGTGCGCTGACCCGTCTGGCTCTCATAGTGCTCCAGCACGTCGGTTTTAAGCGAGAGTTTCAACTCTGCCACGTTGCCGGGTGAGCGAACCTCAATGGGGTTGCCCTCGGTATCACGTTTGCCGAGGTAAACACGGCCCTGAAATGATGCATAGGTACTCATGGTTTGGGATCCTTAAAGTTGGAATGGATGAAAAAAAGGGGAAAAGGATTCAGGCTTGAATGGAGATGTCCGCAATCAGGGTGCGGTAGGTGATCTGGTAGCGCGCAGATGTGCTGGCAGCAACGCCATCTGCGTCATCAATCTCCCACTCGGACTCGACTTCCCTAATGCCCAAAGCCAATCCGCCCACATTGACGTCACCCATCAGGGCTACATGCGCCGCACAGAGCAAGGCATCAGCTTGGGTTTCGGCCAGGTCGGGCGGAACGGCACGCGCCAGAGCGGTGATGCGAACGGTCAACTCTCGGGTGACCCGGTCGTTGGCACGTTCGGCCAGTGACTCGCTTTCGGGAAACACCACCAGGGCTGGGCACTGATCGCGGGTGATGGCCACGCTGGGCGTTCGCCACACAGTGGCCGCCTGATCTGTGGCTACCGGGGTCAGCACCGCGACAACGGCTTGCAGGATTCGTTCGCGAATGGAGTTGGAAGCCACAAGCTCTAAACCCGCATCAGTTTGGCATACAGTTCCGAGCCATCGCCCATGGCCATGACCTCTCGTACTTGGTAGGCCACGCCCTCAATTTGCACCACCTCCCGAGTTTTGAGCCCCACAAGGCAGGTGTTTGGGTAAGTCATCTCGAATTCAGTGCTGACACCCAAGCCCGAGAGCACGTCCTTGTCTGGTGCTGCAAACCCCACCGAATGCGTCTGTGCTGCCCCGCCGGCGCTTGGCTGCCAGCTACAGGTCTTGAGAAACCCGACGTTGGCGGCTGCGCGGTAGATTTTCTCGACCAAGGTGCTCATCTGTAACCCCGATTAGCCAAGTGTCAGCTTGAGCAGTACGCCAGGACGGTGGCACATCGGCAGCGGGTTGCTCTGGGTGTGCAAGTCGGTGCCACGCTCAAATTTTCGGGGTTCTTGCTTGGCGTACAGCGATTGGCCCAATGTGTTGGTTGTCTCATTGAAGTCAGCCGGGGCGTAGTAGGTGCTGAAGGTATCCACCGTCCCCAGCGGGAACGCATGGGCTTCACCTGCGGCGATGAAACGTCGGGTGATGCCATTCATGTCGGTGGCCTGACCCCGGTATTCCTCGAACGTCACGCCACCAAAGGTAAAACCAGCGCGCATATCGTCAATCAGGACAGCACGTTGCTGACTATAGGCAAACGCATCCTTGACCTTGACGTGATCGGTCAGCGCATCAAAGAACTCAGGTGAACACAGGCAGTGCACCGAGGTCATGAATTCTCCCTTGAGGTTGTCCTCGAAGTGGCGCAGTACATCGGCGCACTTCTTTTTGACGTTTGATGCGGCATTGGCCAAATCAAAATTGATAGCCGTTGGTGTAATGCCAAATTCATTAAAAAGGTTGTAAATCACCGTGCCATCGGCATCCAGGATCACACCTTTCAAGGCACCCATGCGCAGGTTCTCCAGCGTAATGGCGTGCTTGTTGCGCATGGTCTGCAAGTGTCGAGCCATGACCGAGGCGATAGTCTCCATCTCGGTCTCACTGCCAAAGGCGCGAATGCCTTGCACTTCTTCTGGCAAAACCACATCGTCGTGAGGAATATGCGGCACAACAAAGGATCGCAGGGCACGCTTGCCACGTGTACCGACCGTGCCAGGGGCACCCACAGGCATGGTGGGCAGCAAGTTGAGCACGCCGTTTTGTTCTTCAACCATCACCTGTCGCGTGCGCACCGGTTTATCAGGGAAGATTTTGAGGGCTTCGATGCGTCCGAAGCGGTTGGGGATGATATTGATCGCTGCGGTAAGCGAAGACATCGAGAAAGCGGGGTTATTGAATGGATTGTTCATGAGGAAATGTCCAAAGGTTGAAGTGGTAAATCAGGACAGGACGAGCATCTGAGGCTGGATCAAGCAGACTGACGAATCAGGATGCCCAGGGCTGCCAGCGCGTCAGTGGCCGCGGTCTTGGCAGCAGCGGCAATGCCTACTGGCCAAATCACGCAATTCGATGCGAGCACAGCGTGGCGGGTGAGTAGAAGTGCGCCCTCGACGTCGATCAAGGTGGCATCCACATCAACGAGCAACACACCGCAGGGGCTTTCTGAGCCATCGGTGGCCAGTGAATCGAACTGCTTGAGTTTGGCGCTGACAGTTTCGCGGCCGACAACGGTGCCCAAGGCCAGTTTTTGCCCGGCCGCGACGGTGGCAACTTCGCGTGAGAAGCGCAGACTGCCTTCTTCGTACTTGAGTAAGTCACCCAGGTTGAGGGGTTCATGAATGGCGGTCATTGCGGTGTCCTTTTTTTACGAGCGGTGAGCGAGAAACATATGAAATGGAAAAGAAATCTGAAATTCAGAAGCAAGGTCTGAATATTCAGATTCATGGCGCACCCGAGAGCTTTTTGACAGCGGCCAACAATGCTGAGGCACCGTCATTCGTTGTCTTTGCGATTGGCTTGGCTGCGTCGGGGTGAATCAGCGAGGAGATCTCTTCACTTTGCGCACGTGAGAGCAGCAAGGCCTGGCGCACCTGGCTGGCTGAGGTGCCTTGGGCCAAGAAGCTGGCAATGCGGGTGGTTTGCCCGGCGAGTTGACACAACTCGGCAATTTCCAGGGCTTGCGCTCGGCCTGCGGCCACAGATGCTGTGGCAGTGGCTGTGGCTGGATTGGGCTTTGAATCAGCCGGTGTCTCTTCGACTTCATCCACTGAGGTGTCACCCACAGGCAATGCAGTTGCATCGGGCAGGTTTTCGGGGGCGGGCGCGCTTTGGGTCTGTAGGTCTTGCGTCATGGGTGTCTCCTTGGGTGTGACGTTGGCAATTTGAGATACGTTGGGGAAATTGGTGGGGGACTCGGTGGGGCTTAGCGGGGGTATGGCGCTGGGCAGGTGCGCTTGAGTGAGCACCTCAGAAAATGCGCTCGCCGTTGTACCGATGGCATGGCTGGCTGGCCGATGCAGCCGGTTCTGCGACAAGTACGCCGCAAACTCAGGAATCACTTGATCTGCTCGAACCAGTGCATCGGCCAGCCCGATATCGATGGACTCCGGACCGAAGTAGCAGGCCGCCTGGGTGGCACGAACGGCTTGGGGTGCCATCGCACGCATGCTCGCCACATGATCGACAAACAGACCGTACAAACGGTCAACCTCCGCTTGTAGTCGCGTGTTGGCCCCCTTATTGAGGGCCTCATGCGGGGAAAGATCGCCCTTGAATTCACCTGCAGTCACAGCGGTGAAGCGATATCCCTGCTGCGCATCGCGCGCTGTCTGGTCCACATGCATGGCGATCACGCCGATGGAGCCCAAACCGCTGGTTTGGGTCACCAGAACGCGCGAAGCAGCGCAGGCAATGGCGTACGCTGCCGAGAACGCGCTGTCACACGCCAGCGCCCAGACCGGTTTGATGACATTGATCTCGCGGATACGTTGCGCCAGCTCGAAAACGCCACCCGCTTCCCCACCGGGCGAGTCAATGTCCAGAAGAATCCCTGACACCGAGGGATCATTGGCCGCCATTTCCAGGTTTTGAGCGATATCGAGGTAGCTCATCAGCCCGGACTGGGCATCTACGCCGATATTGCGGCGAACCAGCGACCCTGCGATGCCAATGACCGCGATGCCGCTGGCTGCGCTGGAGAGGTCTTGCGATAAATTCAGCACGGAGGACGGTTCAAAGCGTGCCAACTTGCCTGAAGGTGCCAAGCTAGCCGCATCCGGCACAGAGGCTGGCCAGCCGACGCGCTCGCCCAAGACATTAAGGATGATGTCAAGTTTGGAGCGCGCAAGCAGAAGCGGCGTCCCATAAAGGCGGGACGCCATATGTG